GTTTTGGCAGTTTTTGCTGAGTTGGCTCAGGGTCACGCTATTGTCCCAGCGGACAACTTTACTTGGACACAGGCACGCAGAGGTGACATCAAAGTGCGCGACATTGTTCGTGTAAAGGCAGATGCTTTTGGTGGAGAGGCTGGTCACGCTCACAACGGAAGAACTGGTGTGGTTATTGCTATCCGTTCTGGAGACATTATTGTTGACCTAACTGACGAGCAAGAGCCAGCAATCAAGGGCGCTCACTACAGCCCAGACCTATTGGAGAAAAGAGTCTCAGCCTAATGAAAACCAAAATTACTTTTGAAGTAAATGGTAGTAACAGGGCAGACATCGAGCGCAGAGCACTGACTCAGATTGCCGAGTTCTTAGGAATAGAGCCTGATGATGTCGAATCTAAGTGCGACATTGAACTTCACATTGAGCCAAATCCTTTGAGTGATTTCAAAGCGATTGTATATGTAAGAGTAAAGTAATGGGAAACTCAGCACCAGAGAACAAGTCTTGGGCTTCTGCCGTAATCAATAAACTCCAGCCAAAAACTGTCTTAGACATTGGTCCTGGCGAGGGCATTTACGGAAAGATTGTCCGCAAACACTCGACTAACACGAGGCGCTTAGTTGGGGTAGAAATCTGGGCACCCTATGTAGAGCAGTTCAAACTCCGTGATTTTTATGACGAAGTATGGATTTGCGATGCTCGTATCTATCCTGAATTTAGATATGATTTGGTAATCATTGGAGATGTTTTAGAGCATATGACTAAGGAAGAAGCAATTTCCTTATGGAATAAAGTTTCTAAACAAGCAAAATACGCTCTAATTTCTGTTCCGATTATCCACTTCCACCAAGGCGCTACCAATGGAAATCCTTATGAAGTTCATGTAAAAGAAGACTGGACTAGCGAAGAAGTGTTAGAAAGTTTTCCAGGCATAGTGGCTCACGAAGATTTTGAAGTTACAGGGATTTACTTAGCAAAGTTTGACAACGCCAAGAAAAAGAAGTAACATCTATAACAAATGACAAAAGGACAATCATGCAAACATTTGTACCACTTACCAGCACTGTAGACGACATCGCTAAGGTGCTTGACAACAAGCGCCTAAACAAGCAAGCCCTTGAGGGCTGGCAGATTCTTATGACCCTGCTCGAACTAGACCCTCAAGGCAACCATCGTGTCCCTAAAGGTTGGTATAACCACCCTGCCGTGAAAATGTGGCGTGGACACGAGATGGCTCTATTTATGTATGTCAACGCAATGGTCGAAGAGTGGAAGTCTCGTGGCTATAAGTCGACCATTGGCGCTAAGGCTTGGGGCACTATCCAAGTTGCTATGTCTAAAGGTCTTGTTAGCGACAGCAAATTAGATGCTCCCCAGTGGGTTGAGGACAAAGAACTGTTTGAGCAGATTGCTTCTAGCCATCGCATAGCCTTGCTCAATAAAGATTATGAGTGGTATTCACAGTTTGGCTGGGCTGAGGACACTGGCACTAGGCCACAAACCTATGAATATATCTGGCCTGTGAATTAAATAATAAACGGCGTGTTGCGCTGATTTATTCTATAAAACAGGTTATTCTTTTATAGAGGTAATTCTATGAAAGATTCACGCATCGGCGAAACTCTGTGGAGTGAGTGGTTCGGCAACGGCTACAACAAAGACACCCCTAAGTCATTAGTTTTCTATACCGAAGACCATGTCGACATCCACAATGAAGTAGTCAGACGAGCATTAGCCTCTGCCATTCAGCGAGACGGTACAACCGACTCTCTTGGCGAGGCTTTTCGTTTACTTGACGGTCCAGTATTAGTTAGTCACGGCTATGCTGGTTTTCTCGACGATGGAGAAGAACTCACCCTATGTGATAAAGACGCAATGACACTCTATGAAGATGAAGTAGATAGCGTTTTACAAATCACTTGGGTCGAGATAAATGTCGAGTGATGATGCAGTTTGGCAGAACGAATCGGTCTGCGCCAAAAAAGAAAATGAAAATAAAATTGAGTGGTTCTTCTCAGATGACCCTGAAGAAAAATACGCCGCTAAAAACTTATGCTTTACTTGTCCCGTAAGAAAGGACTGTATCAAATATGCTCTTGAAGAAAAACAAATCTGGGGTGTTTGGGGTGGCAGAGATGAAAACGAGATTCGTAGGATTCTATCTGTTGATGCTAACGGTGACGAATATCGCAGAGGTCGCTATCCTCAGTGTCCTTTTTGTTTCGCTCGTACTAGCAAACTAACGACCTACATTGTTGACCTACCTGGCGGTGGTCGTTGGACTACTGCCCGTATGGTTGAGTGTACTGATTGCGGATTCAACTGGCGTAGTCGCACAAGCGCTAATGCTGTAAATGCTTATCACGCTCAGAAGAGCGACAAGAAAAAGTCTAAGAAGTAAGTTTTATAGTCTTACAGGAATAACGCTAATGTTTTCGCGTGGGTCATAGTCCCCGCCAAACACCATTGTTAGAAGTCCAGGCTTTGATTCCATACCTGAACGGTCACGGAACCATTCGCTCCCTGGGTCAGTGGTTGGGCACTGGAGCCACAAGCGGTCACCGATGTCCATTGTGCGGAAGTTGTGGAAGTGTCCTGACACCCAAATGTCTGCCCCGCCTAATGCGGTTTGACCAGCGGCGTGTCCAGACAAGAACTTCATTACATTGTTTTGGTTTGCTTGGTGTCCGTGGAAAAGTCCTAGCATTGTGCCGTTGACATCTACGGTTAGTGTTTGGTGTCCAGATGATGGGTAACGAAACTCGACATGAGCCAGTGCTGGATTCTCGGCGCAAGCGTCTTGAACTGCTGAGGCAATCTCAACATTCCAACCATCGGCTGGGTCTGCTGCCACTTGACGAGTAACCTCGTCGTGGTTTCCGTTCACTACTGGGACAATAAGGCGCTCGCAAAGTGGTGCTAAAGCCTTGATTTGTGCCATAAGCAAGCGACGAGCAACGCGAACCTGCTCAGTTAGCCCTAGGTCTGATGCTGCTAAACCCTGAAGTCTTCCGTTTTGAGAGACATTGCCCTCGACATGGTCACCAGGTAGACCAAGAACAATAGTTCCTAGGCTCATACCCATCTTTTGTAGACCCTTGAAGCGTGCTACTGATTGTTCGGTCAGGTTTAGTAAACGGTCAATAGACTGCTGAGTTCCGCCAGAACCTGTCTTCTTACCAATCTGCTGGTCGCTAGGGAATACAGCAAATGTTCCGTTGCCAGTGGCTAGTTTGATTTTGCGGTCTGGTCGCCACTTCTTTACCTCATCAATAAGTTTTTCAGCGTCTAAGCGCTCGGCTTGCTCTACCGCTATAGGGAGCAGGTTTACACGAACTGACTCAAGCCACTCGCCTGAGTAGGTCTGCCAGCGAGAGCGTCGTAGAGAGGAGACCGCCCAAGCGTTTGGGTCTAGGTCAAATTCTTCAAGAATAGTTCTACTGTCTGGTACTTCACCAGCGGGTCTTGGCTTAGAAACAACAAAACCACCCTTAGATTCATCTACATCTAAGCGTGGTCGCCAGTCTTCGGGGGTGTTTGTGTATCTTATGTCCGAGCCAGATTTTCCTGGACTAGACATATCTTCTAAACGGTCTGAGATTGTCATTACTTTCCTGCCACTAGGTTGAAGCAACCGCAATCTTTGCGACGGTGTCTGTCAACGGTACTTAGACTAATATCATAACCCTCTTCACGAAGAATCTTTGTGAGGGATACATTAGTAACTCTGCCGGGAACTCCCTCTGGAACATCAAAAGTTTCAGTCAGAGTCTTTTTATCTTTATCTGACAAAACATCGCCAGCGAGGAGCATACCAATCTTACAAAGTTTGGCTGTTGACTCTTTAGATGCTGAGTTGAGTCGTTCTGATAAAGACATATGTGAATCCTTTGGTCAGTTGTGTCATTTTTATCATACCTGATAGCGGCTATGAAATAGTTTTTACTTCTGTTTTCTTTGTACGGCGTGTCTTTGGTGCCACAGGTTGGGCTGGAATCAAAAAATCTTTGATTAGTGTCAATTCAGCGGTTGTCTTTATGGCGTGAGCCTCAATGGAATTTACTCGGTCTGCTAGAGAAGAGCCACCGTTTTCCCAAAGTTGGTGCTCTACTCTTTCTAGGCGCTCTGAAATTGTTCGACCATTTTTATCTACACCGATTGATTGTCCAATCTTGTGCGCTGCGCGATAGATGGCTACTAATGCTCCAATGATGACTCCAATTGCAGTAATGACTGCTGCGGTTGTCAAAATAAGTTCTTGTGGCATGGGCTAAAATGGAACTCTCACTTAGGTCTCCAAAGCGGAGAAGTCTTATCTATATAGTTTATCTAATAAACTTTATGGTGATTTCTTCGCTGATTTGACGACTTTGTGTGAGCATTCTGACGAGCGTAGTGCTACTATGGTGAGACTAGAACAACAAAAACGATTGAGAGACGGGTACCGTGGAGAGGCTTTTTAGACACTGATGTCATCTGACCACAAAGAACGGCTTAAGAAAGCCACTAACTGGTATGCCAGCCAAGACTGGCGAATACTTCCTTGCTACGGAATCAACGATTCTGGGCGATGCACTTGTAATGGGCAACACGATGAACCTAAAGATGTTGGCAAGCACCCAGCGATTGGTGACTGGAATACTCGTGCCACTAATGACGCCCCTGTGGTTCAGACTTGGTGGGAAAACTCTCCTGACAACAACATTGGTGTTGTCTGTCAGAAATCTGGCTTCTTTGTAATCGACATTGACCCTCGCTCTGGTGGCATCGATTCTTGGGATAAGTTTCAAGAACTTATGGAGTATGATTTGCCCGAAACGGTTGAGGCATACACTGGTGCTTACACATATAACGGTAAAAACTCTCGTGGTCGTCACATCTATTACAAGATTGCCGACAGTGAAAAACTAATCGGAAACCTTAAAACTCTAAATCTGCCAGGCATTGACATCAAGCACAACGGCTATGTCTTGCTTGCTCCGTCTCGCCACTTCTCTGGTGTCCAGTATGAATGGGTTGAGGGCAAGGCTCCTTGGCAAATTCCTATGGCAGATGCCAATGAAAAACTGCTTTCAGTTTTGCGTAAAGGTGGGCGTAGGAACGCTGGCTCTTCGCTAGGTGCTAGCGACTGGGACTCTTTCACCGACCTTGAATACCGTGGCGAGTCTGTAGACATTGCCAAGTTCTTTGAAGAGGGGATTGAAGAAGGCTCTCGCGCGGTAGACATCTATAAGTTGGCTTGTGCGCTTGCCAACAAGATGGGCGTGGATACCGAATACAAGCGTATGGCTGTAGAGACTCTTATGATTCGCTTCAACCACGAAAAGGTTCGCCCGCCGATGGAACTTGAGGGACCGAACTCGCTACTCATGCACACTCGTCGCGCGATTGAGTTTGTTTCCGAGAATCCTGTTACTGAGCGTATCTGGCCAGGGCTACAAACTTGGGCTGAGCAAAACAAGTCCCAAAATGGGATTACATATCAAGGGCAGACTGAGCGCGAAAGCACATCTGACCCAGACGATATGGAGATTTACCAAAGCACTGACCTACACGGAACCGTTGGCGGTGCCGTTGACGAGGCTGCTCGTAATGGAATTTCTATTGCCGAGGCTTTTGGTTCTGGTGACATTGACATTCCTAAAGACCCAGACGCAATTACTGAGGCTGAGGGTGGAACTCCAGGTAAGCGTTCGCTCTCTGACATCGGTAATGGTCGTCGCCTAGTTGATTCTTTTGGTTCCTCTATTCGATACACGCCTGGCATTGGCTGGTTCATTTGGAACGGACAATACTGGAAAGGCGATGCTGAAGACCTAGGTATGCAGGAGTTGGCTAAGAAGTTGGCTCCAATTATTGCCTCTGAAGTTTCTCAGTATGACGACCCAGACAAGAAAAATGATGTAGTCAAGTGGGCTAATCAAGCCAAGGCTAATGGTCGCCTAAATGGTGCTATCGAGAGTTCAAACTCTGACCCAAGAATCACCACTTCTGTAGATAGTTGGGATGGTGACAAGCACCTGTTAGGTGTCGCAAACGGCGTTGTAGACCTCAGGACAGGCGAACTCATCAAGGGTAGACCAGAACTCCACATCACTAAGAGAGCGCCTGTAGGGTACACACAGGGGCTTCGTAATGTGCGTTGGGAGCAGTTCATCGACTTTGCCACTGGTGGCGATAAGGAGTTGCAGGAGTGGCTACAGCGTGCTGCTGGCTACACCTTGACTGGTCTAAATACTCAGGATGTTATGTTCCTTGTTTATGGTCCACCGGGCTCAGGTAAGAACACATTTGTTGAAGCATTGGTAAAGGCTCTAGGAACTCAGCAATACTCTTGGCCTTTGGATTCAAGCATTTTGGCTCAGGGTGACGGACAATCTTCATCAACAGACCTTTACCACTGGGCGGAACTTCGTGGTCGCCGAATGGTTTGGGTTGACGAGTTGCCAGACTCGGAGCGCTTAAAAGAGAACTCCGTAAAGAAGTTGACTGGCTCATCTGAAATCTCAGCGCGTTCTCCTGGTGAGAAACCATTTACTTTTGAATCAAGTGCCAAGTTATGGGTCACCACTAACCACAGACCAATCATTACCGATGAGGCTATGTGGCGTCGTCTTCGCCCGATTCCTTGGAGTTGCGTACCTGAGTCACCAGACCCTGACCTAAAGGCATACTTGTTTGACCCAGAGGGTGCGTTACCTGCTGTCCTCTCTTGGGCAGTTGAGGGCGCTATCCGTTACTTAGGTTCGTCTGCTCGTGACCCTCTTGGTATGTGTTCTGCTGTTAAGGTTGCTGGCGAGATGTATCAGCGTAATGAAGACCGAATCGGTATGTTCTTGGAAGAAGAGACTAAAGAGTCCAACGGCGGTTCCTTGGCTGTAAAGAACCTTTACTCGGTCTACCGTATGTGGAGTGAAGACCGAGGTGAGCGTGCTATGACTCAGATTGCTTTCCAGCGTAAACTCTCTGACCGAGGTCTAGACATTGTCGGTCAAGGCTCTCGCGCTGAGATTCAGAATATGATTTTGCTACCGAAGGCAGTTCCAACATCTACTGATGTGAACTGGGATGCAATAACTAGATTCAACCGTTTCTAGTCTCTATTACCTACACATATGTTGTAGAGTAAAAGAGTCAAGTTGCGGGAGAGTGACAAGACAGGGGTTGGGGTCGTAAGACCCCAGCCCCACTAAAACAGAAAGATAAATCTACATGAAGATTGTTATAGCGACACCTATGTATGGTGGAAACTCTAAGAGTGTCTATGTCTCTTGTTTGACTCAGTTGACTGGGATTCTAGGACAGGCTGGTCACACTGTGAACATTATGTCCATTACCAACGAGAGTCTAATTACTAGAGCAAGAAACACTCTTGCTCATATGTTTATGAAGAGCGACGCCGATGCTTTGCTGTTCATTGACGGTGACCACGGTTGGGTGTCTGAAGACATCCTAAAAATGATTGATTCTGGTAAAGACCTTATTGGTGCTATCTATCCAATGAAGTCACTCAACTGGGACAATATTCGTTCCGCAGCGCTTGCTGGTAAAGAGAACTTAGAACTTTACTCTGGAAACTTTGCCATCAACTTCCTACCAGAACCTCAGAACTTCAAGGCTGATGAACCTTTTAAGGTTCGCGATGTAGGCACTGGAATGATGTTTATTCGTCGCAATGTGCTTGAAGAAATGGCAAAGTCGGACCTAGTAAAGAAGTACAAGAACAACTCACCGAGCGCGGACATTGCTATGGGTGAAGAGATTACTGAATACTTCACCACTTACATCACACCAGAGCCAGAGTCTATTCTTCTATCTGAAGACTACGCTTTCTGTGACATCTGGCGTAAGTTGGGTCACGATGCTTGGGCTGCTCCTTGGGTGCGTATCACTCACGCTGGAGAATTTAACTTCCCTGGCTACTTCCTAAATACTTTGGAAATTACGGGTCAGATGCAACAAGACCCTAACTCCACTCCTAGTCAGCCAGTCCCTGCTGAATTGAGTCAAGCAGATTCTTTACAGTCGTTGGATACCATTGTCGCTGATTCTGAGTCGGAATAGAGTCGCGGTTTAGTCCGTCGGCAATCTTTCTAAACGAAGCCCCTTGGGAACGCTCTAAGACCACTCGGTCTTTGACTTCCTGAGGGGTTTTGTTCATTGGTCCCATATCTTTCCCCCATACAACTCCACGCGAGCGACGGTCTTTGTGGACATCTTTTTGTCGCTCAGCGATGATTCCGCGCTCCATCTCGGCTAGGGCGGACATAATGGTTACAACAAATCTTCCTTGATAAGTTGCGGTGTCTAGATTTAGGTCGAGCATCACGAGACGCCAACCATTGGCATTTGCTCTATCAATAATGTTCAAAAAGTCTTTTGTGGAACGAGCGAGTCTGTCGATGCGGGTAACGAATAAAGCATTAGCCTCGCCAGAATCAAGGCGTTTGAGGGCTGCGGTTAGTGCTGGTCTACCAGAAATGTTTTTTCCAGAGCGACCCTCTTCTCGAATTAGTTCAATGTTTGTGTAACCAGCAATCTCGGCTGAGGTCTGTAGTTGACGCTCTTGAACATCGAGGCTAACCCCGTCATTGACTTGTAGTTGAGTTGAGACGCGAGCGTAGAGTAACGCTATTTCTTTATTCGGTTCCGTCATTGTTGTCCTGCTTAGCGTCTGCTAGTTGAGCCTTGCGCTTTACTTTGAACTCTTGAGCCAAGTGGAAGTCTGTCTTATTCTTGCTGTGGACAGTCTTGACCTGCTCAGGTCTGAAACTGC